GAAGTTATTGATGAAGATAATAACTTAGAGGACTTAAGTGAAGGTCGTGCTGTTGTTGACACAACTCCATCCTCTGTTAATACTGATGAGGATGAAGAAGATGCACTCAGCTATTTTGCAAAATTAGCTGAAAATTAGGAAATACCCCGAAAAAAATTTCGGGCCATTTTTTACGCCAGAGGTCGCTCAAAGTGACCTCTTTTTTTATGGCGAAATTAGTCTTGGATTCTCTGTTTTCTTGAGTCTCTTGGTAACAAATTGATTTGAGGGTTTATATTCCATAATATTACCAAATTCTTCTAGGAAGAAGTTTAAGTATTCCTCTCTTAAAATATCAATATTTCTTTTTGCATCGTTTAAATTTGTCTCATGTTCTAAGAAAGTGAATGATGTGATTTTAGATTCTGTTCTTAGAACGCCATTGTCCACAAAAGTCATTGAGTATCCCTCTGGAACTGTCAGGCCACTCGGTTGAATTAATTTACCATTTGAATCTCTTATAACTTCAGTTTCATAATGATGAATATTTGATAATTCCTCTGCTGTATATTTTTCATTCAAATAAGTTAAAAAATCTTGATTTCCCATAGGCCATTCATCTCTCACATGAACAATATTGTTCGTAGTCAAGATGACCCAATCTAGAGTTGAATCATTATAAATTCTATATGCAACTTGGTCTGGTCTTTCATCTCCCTGTACAGAATATTTTGCAAAAGCTGTTGTCTCGTCAAAAATGTCATCACGAATTATTGCTCTTTTGAAGATATTCTTAACTCTTTGATAATCATAAGCCGATGTGCGGTCATTAGCTAATGATGGATAGTCAAGAATTGGAAGTTGCCTAAAATAAGCGTTTGGTTTGTCTTGTCTTTGTGATTGATATGCCATTTTTAGTAACCTACACTGTCGTCATCGGTGGATTCTTGATCACCCTCGTATATTGGTCTAAGTTCAGAGAAACTTAAGTCCATCTTAACTGCAACTGGTTGTGAATCACGATATGCAGACCAATAACCGTTTGGTGAATAATCAACACTCATATTTGTTAATGCAAGACCGCCTGGGCTAAATCTATTTACAGTTTTCAAAATATCATCTTCACCAGTTCCGTTTTTATACTCTAGAGAGAAAACATCTGGATTTGCAAGGAATGTGGTGTTTCTAAATTTTGGTGCCATACCCACTTTTAGAAAACGAATCAAACTTCTAATTTCTTTACCTTCTTTTTCACTTCTTGCAATCATTAAAAAAGAGAAATTAAAGTTTCTTATCACAGGCCCTTGAAACAACATCTCTGCGTTTGGATTTAAAACGTGACCACCTGTTCTTGCTAAGAATGTGTCTTGGTCAAGTTCTTGTCCTGTTAATAATGATGCTATTGTCACGTTAGTTTGATTGACTCCAGCTTGAAAAACACCACCAGATGCACCAGTTGTTGCGTCTCCTCTTTCCTGATTTCTTTTAGCCTCTTGTTGTGCTGCTCTTTGGTCTAAGTTTTTTTGACTTGTGCTTGGTATAAGTCCACCGAGACTAAAAATACTATCTGCCAGTTGAGCACTTCCCATAGCAAGAAGTCCAGATGCATTTAACTCACTTTTACCCCACTCAACACCATTCGTATCAACCACCTTTGGCATCGGTAGTAAAATAGTTCCCATTGGTGATCCACCAAGAGTGCTATCTCCCTTTACGTCTATTTTCTTAAAATTTTTCTTTTCAACTCTTTGTGGTTTACTCAAGTTTACGTCTGCTCTCAGATATCGATATCTTGTTATCTTCATATGATCCTGAGTGGGATTGATATCTAATGGATATGCAAATATTTTACTTTCTCTTTGAGTCGTTTCATTATAAAAAGGAAAATATTGTTTATCGGTGTATGTTCCACGACTATCAGCAATATTTCTACCTGACCTGTAATTATCTATTGTAGCTACATAACTTGCATTGTTAAATGCTTTTAAATCTTTATTATATTTTGATACTAATTCTTCTTGAGATAGTTTTTCAATTTTACTTGATTCACTTATGTAATTATCTGTATTTCCTTTGGAGTTGGCAATATTATAAGCGTTCACTGCTTCATCAGTTTCACTAACTTTTGTAAAATCATCTGATAGTGGATTTACAGGTTTAAATGTGTTATTTGCAGTTTTTTCTTTGATACCACTTAATTTACCAGTATTCTTATCAAAAGAAAAACTAGCCTTTTCAAATTCGACTCCTGTTACTGGATATTCTTTACTTTGTGTATCTGCCATTAGTTTTTGTTGTAAACTCGATCTCTCGAAACTGGTATCCCTCTCATATCAACGAATTTTTCAGTGGGTAATTGTGCTACGTCTGACCATTCTGCGTTTGGAATACGATATGGTGTGCCTCTTACGCCAGTATAAACATATTTATGTAGAGTTCTTGGAGGAACTGCAACTGCACCCTGAGCAGAGTTATTTAGTAAGCTCATTGCAAGTTCGTCTCTTTCATTCAAACGAACGTAATGAAGATTGCAACCTAGAAATCCATTTGACCTCATTTCTATCACATATGTGAGAGGATACATGTCATAATATGGTTGTCTTGTCTGTGCTGAGTAAGTATAAAAATACAATTCGCCAGGCGCAAATCCAGCAGTATCTGCATAATCAGTTTCAAAGTTTGTCGAACCAAGTTCATCAAGTAATTGACTACGAAAGTAATCCTCACTCACTTGACCATCAACTTTATCTAATATTCTTTGAAGAATGCTCATCGTATTCCTAGTTCTTTTTCAGTCATGATTTTGAATTCTAATTTACGATCTTCACAAAACTCTCTTGCAGCTTTCCACTTTGCTTGATTCTTTACATATGTCATTGATTCATTTATCATTGTCTTTCTTGATTTACCCTTTGTTGCTTTTGGTTGTAATGTTTCTCTCATGGGTTTGACTTCTATCACCGACCTACGAATAGTACTGTCCTTATCCTTGTATTTAATAAAAAAGTCTGGAAAATATCTACGAACACGATTTGTTGTTGGGTCTAGATAAGGAATCCAAAACTCTTCAGACGCCCATTCAAGTATATTTTCATTTAAATCGCAGTAATTCATGAATTTTCTTTCCCACAAAGACCTATAAATAATATTATTAGAGTCTCCCTTATACTTTTTGGGATTAGAAGGTCTATATATCCCTTTATAGCTCATATATAGTAATAACAACTTAAACTTATTTATTGTGGCTAGTAATAGTTTATTTCCAAGAAAAGGTCAAATAACTCAAGGCAGCATTTTAGATGTTAGAGATACTGTTGCACGTCCGTCTCTTGATACTCTTTATGAGGTTAATTTCTCTTTTGGTAATTACCAAACATGGTTAGGATCGACACCTAGTAAGAGTCGAACTCAAGGTGCAGACTTCATGAAAAAGATGTCGGTGATGTGTACTCAAGCAGAACTTCCAGGCACTAGTTTTGTACCATCAACTGCTATCGGACATCATCAAGGTATTCAAGAGGAATTTCCAAACCTTAGAAACTTTCCTCCTTTAAATCTTGTTTTTTATTGTGATGCAGATCAAGTTATATTACAAGTTCTAGAGAGTTGGATGTCATATATCAATCCAATTTTTAGCGGAAATCAAAGAGATAGAAGTGCATTTACACGTTTTAATTATCCAGAAGACTATAAAGAGATTATTCATATTACTAAATTTGAAAAAGATACATTTGAAAAGAAATCTAGATTTGCAACTTATACGTCAGCGATAACACAATATGAATTTGTTAACTGTTGGCCAACTAACGTGACATCGATGAGAGTTGCCTATGGTGACTCGAATGTGTTAAGATGTAATGTACAGTTTGCTTATGATAGATTCTTTACTGAATTTACCAGACAAGGTGATCATAGACAATTTGCTGTTGAATCACCACTTGGAATAACAGAGTCTAAAGAAATAGCCAGCACTACAACAATTACTGGTGTTAACAATCAAAATTTCTTATCTAATCAACAGAAAAAAAATGAAGAACTCATGAAAAATATTTACAAAGGAGATGGTAGTAAAGTTAAAGTTCCTAATTTACCCAATTTAAAATAACTCTCCTATATAAAATACTGAATCGATTATCATGCCATTACCAACCATTGAAACTCCAACCTATGAGTTGAAGTTATATTCATCAAATAAAAAAGTTAGATATAGACCTTTTCTTGTAAAAGAAGAAAAAGTTTTGATTATCGCCTTGGAATCAAAAGATCAAAATGCAATCACACATGCTGTGAAAGAAGTATTGAAGAAATGCATTCTTACAAAAGGCGTTGATGTTGACAATCTTCCTACGTTTGACATTGAACAATTATTTTTAAACATTCGTTCTAAGTCAATAGGAGAGGATATTAAACTGAACGTGACATGCCCTGATGACAATGAAACAAAAGTACCAGTCACGATATATGTTGATGAAATTAAAATTGTAAAAACAAAGGGTCATACAAAAGATATTGTTTTAGATGATAATTTGACTCTTCGTATGAAATATCCATCATTGAGTCAATTTGTTGGCAATAACTTTGATACAGAGAGTGATTCAGAAAGCACAGTGAATAAAACATTCCAAGTGGTTGCTGATTGTATGGAAACAATTTTTAATAATGAAGAATCATGGGATGCAAATGATTACACTCCGTCTGAAAGACTTGATTTTGTAGAACAATTAAGTTCACAACAATTCAAAAAACTAGAGAAGTTTTTTGAGACTATGCCTAAATTATCACACACCATCGAAGTTGTGAATCCAAATACAAAAGAAAAGAGTAGTGTTGTTTTGGAGGGTCTGGCTGATTTTTTCGCCTGAGTATTGCAAGAGAGGATCTTGAATCTTATTTCCGTACCAATTTCGCTCTCATGCAATACCATAAATATAGCTTGACGGAACTCGAAAATATGATTCCTTGGGAGAGAGAGGTTTACGTTTCTCTTCTCGCTGAATATATTGAAAAAGAAAATCTAAAGAGACAACAACAAGAGGGTACTGGAAGGTATGGATGAGGAACAATCCAATAAAAAAATAGATATAAACAGTTTCTTTGACCGAGCTGATAAAGTTGAAGAGGTGGCTAATAAGGCCTTAAAACAATCCTCTCTCAGTATGAATGCAGTAAAGGCTAATCAAACGTTAATTAATAGTATATCAGTCTCAATCGAGGCAATGAGGACAGAAATTAGAGATATTGCAAATTATATCGTAATAGAGAAAAAATTAGAAAAAGACGCTGCAGAAGATAGACGTTTTGAGGAGGAGGATAAAGCACAAAAGGCAAAAATGGATGAGAGACTAAAAGCACTCTTACCAGAAAAGAAACAAACAGTTGAATCACCATCAGAAGAAAAGAAAGGTGGAGGTGGTTTCATGTCAGGACTTTTAAAGGTGATCGGTGGTTTGGGATTGATTGCTGGAATAGCTGCTTTAGCAACTGTGGCGTTACCAGTTTTAGGCCCCATTCTTTTAGGAGCTCTTGGTGTTGGATTAGTTGGATTAGTTATTGCAAAAATTGGCCCACCTCTTGTCAAATGGGTTAAAGGCATGTTTAATAAAATAAAAAATTTCTTAGACAGAGTATTCAAACCAGTTGAAAAAATACCTGTTGTTGGTAAACCATTGAAAGGCATGTTAATTGGTGGACTAATAGGTGGTATTGGTGGCGTTGGCGTTGCTGCTGCTGGTGCATTGATGGGTGCGTTAAAAGGTGCTTCTGGTGGTGAGGGCGGTAGTAATGGTGGTGTAACTAGTGATTCTAACATGAGTTTAGAATCTGAAAATGGCAGTGAAAAAAAATTAGAAAAAAAACTTGAAAAACAAAATTTATTAGAGAAGAAAAATGGAAATAGTGGTGGTTATACTGAGGAGTTTCCGAATGAGGGTGGAACATCTGAATTTTCATATAGTGAGAGTGCAGATGGAAGTGAGTCAAATATTAAAAAAACATATGAGGGCGTCACCAATAGAATTGATCGAGAAACAGGAAAAACTTATATTCTTGGAACAGAGGTAACAACTGATGGATATAATGAATTTGGAGCATTACCAGAGGAGTCTAAAACAAATATTGATGTTTTAAAAGAAATTGTAAAAAAACATAAGGTAACTAAGATTGAACCTGAGAGTAATAATAATAATAAAGAGTTGATTCAATCATTCAATAAAAATTCATCCACTGGAGGTGAAAATACTAATAGTGTAGATAATTTAATGAAACAAAAAACTATCGCTCAAAATAACAATATTAATATTCCAAAGAACGCCTCCCAAGTTTCAGCTGCAGAAATAAAAGGAACTGGAACTACTGTATCTTATGTTAGAACTTTAAGTAATCAATATCTATCAATATCAAATAATAAATTACCACCAGAAGTTGCTAGGATGATTCAATAATGGCTGAAAAAAAGATTCTTTTTACTAAATGTCGTCTTCTTCCTAATGGTTGTGCGTTAGATGAGGAGTACGATATTACTCAAGGTGCGCCTGAGATTGATTACTATGAGAGTATTGAGAGTCCATCAATATCAATGACTCTTAATTTTATTGACACTGACCAAGTGATAGGTCGTAAAGGTATCACAGGTGGTGAATTAATTGAACTTACAGTCAAGGATGGTGATGATACTGAGTTCAAGATTACAAAAGAACATGGTATGATGTTGAATGCTGTTAAAGATATGAATACTACATCACAAGTTCAAATCGCAACCTTGGAATTTATTTCACAGGAAACCATTATTAATGAAACTGCAAGATTAAATAAAAAATTTACTGGAAATGTATCGCAAACTGTCTTAGACATACTCACCAAAGATAAAAAAGGAATTCAAACTAAGAAAAAAGTATTCGGCCCAAAAACAGAGACAACCGATGATGAGGTCACAATTGAGGAAGATAGAGCTGCTAATTCTTATGCGTTCATAGGTAATTTAAAAAGACCCTTTGACACAATACAATGGTTGTGTTCAAAGACACAATCTTCAAAAGAAAACTTTGGTTTCTTATTTTTTGAAAACTTAGATGGATATCACTTTAGATCGATTGAAAAATTAATAAAACAAGATGCACTGACCTATGAACAAACAAATGATCCTTTTCAGAATGGTGAGGGAGCCATAATTCTACAAAATAAACTAAATCAATCTAATAACATAGGTATGAATTGTAGAATGGGAATGTATGCCAACAAAACAATATTCGTTGACATCGAAAACCAATCTGCAAGTGTAGAGGATTTTAGTATTAAAGACTTGGAGCTAAATAAACCAATTAAACTCATCGATGGTCTTGAGGAACATCCAACTCGATTAATGCTCAGGGTTAGTGATGTTGGTGTCTCACAAGTTGGGTCAGCAAAGACTGACACCGTGCCACCATCAGAGCTTGCCGTGTATCAAAATAAATCCTATATTAGAAATAACTTACTATTTTCTCAATCTCTTAGTATATCAATACCATTGAATACAACATTAAGAGTTGGACTTGTGATTGATGTTAAACTGCCTGCAAAAAAAGGTGATGGAACAACAGAGACAGGTTCTTTTGGAAATGAGAATAGCAATGACCCAAGTGGAAGGTATTTGGTTGCTGAACTGAGACATTTAATAGGTAGACAAAGGGCTGAAACTCAGTTAAAATTAATTCGTGATGTGTTCACACCACCACCCACAGATGAGTAAAACGCTTAAATAAAAGAAAAAGGAGAATCAAATGAAATCAATCGAAGACCACATTGAATACGACAAGAAAATTGCTGACGACCCACAGGCGAATCCAGCAGCAAGAAGACATGCAAAGGAGGAGTTGCATGAGTTAGAGGAGTATGTGGAGCACCATAAAGAAGAGATAGAAGCTGGTGATCACCATGACCCCAACGCTCTAGAATTATTTTGTGATATGCACCCTGATGAGCCTGAGTGTTTAATCTATGACGATTAATGTTTAACCCAACAGAAACTAATTTTATAGGAAGAGACCCTATGGTATGGTGGATTGGTCAAGTGACTGATCCAGAGAAAGGAGAGTGGGGAAATGCCTTAGAAAATGCACAAGCTGAAGATGGTGAAGATGTTTACTCACATCGATGTCGAGTTCGTATTGTAGGATATCATGGTAGTGATACTGATTTACCTGATAAGGATTTACCATTAGCACACATTCTTTTACCATCAAACACTGCCACCACTGGTGGTTGTGGAGACACTGTGCAGTATCAGGGTGGTGAGGTTGTTGTTGGATTTTTCTTTGATGGTGCTGATGCTCAACAACCAGTGATTTTTGGAACTTTATTTAAACAAGCATTTATCGAAGACCAAATAGATTCATCAGAGTTTAATGCATTTAAACAAACTGAATTTAAACCATATACACCACCAAATGTGAGACAACAGAGTGGTAAAGATAAAGTATTTGAACAGTCACCTTGGGGCGGAGGATTTAGAACATTCGCTGCGTTGGCTGGCACTAAAGTTATTTTAAATTCGGTTCTTGCACAAAAACAAAGTAACGCTGATACAGATATAAAGATTGAAAACTCAACTGCTTGTGAGGACAATGAATTATCAAAGATAAAGAATACAACTAAAGACTTTATCGATAAGATGAATGCTATCAAGGATATTGGAAATCTATCAGTTGATCCCATTTATGGTGGAGTTATTGATAAGACACAAGAAATAAAATTAGCATCGATGAAGATTCAAAATTCAATGTCTAAATTGATGCGTCGTGGTCGTTCTTGGATGATACAGGATACTTTAGATAAATTATCATCAACTTTGAAAGATAAAACACCGATTACTCTACAACCATCTGTAGGACAGGCCTCTAAAAACTTAACTGATATAATGTTTTGTAACATTGAAGCAATAAATGAACAGTTAGGAGACTATCTTAATAAAAGTCTAGCAAATATGCTTGGATCAATACTAGATGTTCCTATTTGTGCTGTTGAGAGTTTCATGGGTGATATGTTTGGACAGATTAATAATATTTTAGACACAACGATGGGAGATCTATTTCAACAATTGAATAATATTCAAGGTGGTGGTATCGGAGCCCCTAGTAATGCATTTCAAAAAGGAATTAACTTTGCAAACATATTGACAAATGCACTTGAATGTGATGCACAAAACTGTCCACCAAATTCTACCTTTACTGGAAAAGGTGGTGTTGCATTAGACCCAGAGGACGCTTTCAGTAATATATTTGAAATTGCAGGCATTAATTCTCTTGTTAATAAGGCAGAGGGATTATCAAGTATGCTTGATGGTTTAATTCCTGATATTAGTGTTCCTAACCTTGGCAATCCTTCAATTGGTATTCCGTCAATTCCAAAAGTAGATTGTAATACCAACGTTCTTCGTTGTGGGCCACCGAGAGTCGATTTTATTGGAGGTGGAGCTGATTTGACTGCTTCTGGTAGTCCAATTGTAAATGTGCTTGGTCAAATTATCGGTGTTGCAATTGGTGATGGTGGGAGTGGTTATAAAGAACCACCAGCACTTACATTTGTTGATGGTTGTAATAATGGGTTTGGTGCTGGAGGTTATGCTACCATTAAAGATGGTGTGGTCGATAAAATTGTAATAACAGACGGCGGACAACAATACATTCCAAATACAACAGAAACTGATCTGGAAGGAAACGTCAAAGAGGTTGTCCCAGATCCAAACGCAAATTATGATGGCGAAACATCTTATGTGACAAAATTATCTGATGTTATCGTTGAAAATGCAGGGTTTGGATATGAAGAGAGTGACACACTCACAGTTGTAGGTGGGACTGGACAAGCAGAGGTTGAATTAGATATTCAAGATGGTTCAATTGTGGGTGCAAATGTTGTAAACGGTGGATTTGGATTTACTAAGATTCCAGATTTAAGAATAAATAGTGATACAGGAGCAATCGCAAAATTATCACCAGTTTTAGAATTTATTAAAGTTGATGACGCAACACAACTTGCTGAGATAACTCAGGAAGCTGTTGTGACTGTAATTAGTTGTATTGAAAAATAAAAATGACAAAACCAAAGGACGGAAAAAATCAAGAAGTCACATCTAAACTAAGATATGTTATATCCAGTGGTGATATGGATAGCATACATGGTATGTCTAATTATCAGGTCATGACACAGGAAGCACAAATCTTCGGATTCTATGCTGACACTGGACAAGGTAAAGGTGGTCAAGGTGGGCCTGGAACTGGTAAACATGTTTTAAATACGCCAGGATTATCAATGGAAGTTCTTGGTGCTGGTTTAAAAGTTAGAGATAATGGTGATATCACTCAGTTGCCAGCAAAAGTTATAAAATGTAAGAAAGGTGATGTTGTTATTGATTGTGAAAATGGAGATATTACTCTCAAAGCGAGAAATATTACTATTCAATCAACTGGAGCTGGTAATAAAGATGGTCAGATTTTAATTGATGGAAATCGACTTGTAGATGTTAGAGGCCCTGATGTAAAGATTCAAGGTGAGAAATTTACATGTCGAGCAACACAAGAATGTGATATTGTCACAAATGGTTTTATGAAGATGCGATCTGGATTTCAATTAGCTGCACAAAAATCTGATGAACTTTTTGGAGTGATGGAGGGTGTTTTAGAAAAATCAACATCATTAAACATACCAAAAGTCGGAGAGAAGTTGAAATCAATTGAGGATAAAATTCAATCAAAAGTTAAAAATATTGATACTGAGGCTTTAGACGAATCATTTAGTCAAGTCGGTGAAGCTCTTGAAGAGGGAGATGTGCAGGGAGCGGTTGAAAATATACAGGACGCATTAGGTGGATTTTTAGGAGGATTAGAATGAGCTCAATTCCAAGACAACAAAATGATAAGTTGGTTGTGGGAACTAATGACATTTCTCAACCTAACGGTGAACCAGATAAATCACCAACTGGAACTACGGTATTAAATGGCCCTGTTTATGTTGGAAGAACTGGTGCAGCACCAAATTATGAGGCAGTTCTAAATATAGCATCTGATACCGCACCACAGTTATCTATTGATAGACAACCAGCTTGCAGTGCAAGATTAGCGATGAAGTCTGATGGTAATTTGACTGTTGCTGGTGATAGTAAAACATCTCATGCATTACTCATATCTGGCGGTTCATCTATTGATACTGTTCGTATTGTAGGTGATTTACATGTAACTGGATCAGTTGATTGTCTTTCTAAAGGAAGATTAGAAGATAGACATAAAGTTGCTGATGGAAAGCCCCCTAAATCTTTCGATATCGAACATCCAACAAAGGGAAAGGGATGGAGACTTCGTTATGTTTGTTTGGAGGGGCCTGAAGCCGCTGTTTACTATCGTGGTAGATTAAAAGAGTCTAATGTAATTAATTTACCTGAGCATTGGAAGGATTTAGTCCATGAAGATAGTAT